TATACGCGTCTCCGGCCATACTTAGGAAATTTGGTTCGTTGTTCTTGAAGACCCTCTTGTTGAAATATTTTATGATGGTAGGAAGTGCGGACACATCGTCTGCCGCTTGTTGCGGAGGGTAGACGAAACCGAGTTCTCTAAAGATGACGAACATGAGTTGGAAACTACTAAGAGAACTGGATGCTAATTCTCCGTACTCGTCGTATAGTCTGCTCTGTAGGTCGTTAAAGTACTTTCCACCTGGTCCGTAGGCCGGTTCGTACTTCGGTCTGTTGTTGTAGCCACCGGACGACTCGTTCAGGGAGAACGCTGCTAACATCACCCTCGGTTCGACGAGAGTCAGAGCTCCGTCTACAAGAAACGGATTTGGGAACTCAAGGTCACCGGCGTTTTCTTCTATGTTTTTGATTAGGTCTTCTCTGATTAAACTTGACATGGAACGATACCTCCGAACAAAATTAAAGCCAGTGAGAATGGTGACTGGGGACCACAACCGGCCTAACGATTAAATTAGGGAACATCGGCTGCTAGCTCGACTTTTACGTATTATGCTTAGTTTCCACGGGTGTTTGGTTTAGGGATTCTAGAAGCACCGCCTCCTAGTGTCTCTGCGCTCGTTCCACGCCAGGTGGAAACTACCATCCGCAGAGCAGCTGTAACAAGAAGTAACCTCTGTCGACGCAACACTGGCTTTAAGTCTTAGCAGGGGGAAAATTGTGGCGGGCTTTTTTAGTCAGACTCACCCGGTGGGTGGCCGTCTGATTCATGGAAGTAACCGTCCACGACGCAACCTGCTATTTCAAAGAACTAAACGCGGAGGAAAATGAAAACTGGTATCCTGGGGCTTTCACCCAAGTGCTTCTTTGCCGATGAAGTAACAGCCTTCGACGCAACCACGTTTTACAAAGAACTAAAATAGGAGAAATATGACCACGGGTATCCCGGGCTTTCACCAGGAGTGCTGTTTTGGTTATGTAACAGAAGTAACCGTAGGTCGACGCAACCTATTCTTTAAAAGAGCTAAAGCGAGAGTAAAATTGGTACAGTGTTTTTTATGTTACCGTTACACCACACCCAGTTTCCCGGGGCCGAGATTCGAACTCGGATCTTTTCTTTTCAAGAGAAGTAACTGTGCCAGACGCAACCCGCTCTTATTAAATTATCCATGTGGCATCGCTTTTTTGGTCAAAATCGCGTGAATGTCGTCTATCACGTTCACGTTGTACTTCTTAGCGAATGCCAGTTCCTCCTGAGTCCTAGCCGGATCGTTCCAAGCGTCGTTCATTATGAACTCGTACCAGCAACTGAAAGACGCCTTGAGCGGGTACTGTTCCAGACCAGCCCAGTTGAGCGAGTCTTTGTCCACGTAGAAGAACGTGTTCTCCGATATCGCCCTTACGTGCGTTGGGTCCTGCCACGCTCTCATTGACGTCCAGTACGGAGCAAATATCTCCATCGTCGCACCCATCTTCATGATGCGGTAGCACTCGTTGAAGAAGGAGAAGAAGTCTGGGACGTGCTCTAAGTAGTGCGAGCAGTAGACCTCGTCGGCTATCTCGTCCCCGAACGGCCAGGGAAACTTCTCCAGGTTCCAGACCAGGTCGACCACCCCTGGGTGTGCTACAAAGTCAACTCCGAAGAACCCCGGTTTCTTCCTCACCCCACAGGCCAAGTCGATCTTCATTACTTCAGCATCACCTTGGAAGAGATGGTCTTTTCGATCGACCCTCCTTCCTCAAGGATCTTGATCAGACTGAAGATCTTTTCCGTCCACCCGTGGATGGTCCAGATGTTCTCGTCGTTCTTCGCGATCGGAGAACTGTTCGCATACCCGGCCACGTCGAAGAAGAAGATCTTCACGTCTTTGTTCACCTTCTTCCTGTACTCCAGGATGGTCTTACGGAGTTCGTTCGTAGATCTCATTCCGTAGAAACTTCCGACGTGGTACAGGATCATGTCCGTGAAGAACATGATTCTCTTGTAGCTTTTGCCGCTCCTGATGGCGTGTTCCATGACCTTATGACCGTAGGTCGTTCCGCCAGGGGTATCGGTCGCGTTCTTGATCAGTCCCATCGCGCTCGACGAGGGCTTCAACACCCTGCAATCAGCGTCGAACTGTACGGTGTGAGAGAATTCCGTGGCGAACGCTATGATTGCGGCGAGAGCTCCGCCGACCTCGCAGGAGGTCACTATGCTCTTCTCGTTTATGGTGTTACCCATCGACCCGGAACTGTCGATCGCCACCAACGTGTTGTCGAACTCGCTGGACGGGTACCCGGTCAGGTTCTCGAAGTACTCCTTCGTGTGGAGCTTCTCGAACACCTTTTCCAATCTCCTCAGTACGAACCCGACCTTGGTTGGGTCCGCTACGATCTGGTCCTCCGAGTATGCTCCGTATCCGAACCTGTTGAAACTCTTGGTGCCGGTCTTCGACGCCACGGTCTTCCAGGCGATGTACACCTGGAACGGGAAGATCTTCGAACCGGTGATCCTGTTCTCGAGAGCATCGAGCGCGTTCTTCAGACACGCGGTCGACACGTCCGCCTTCAGGAGGTTGTTGATGTTCCTAAGAGTGGCCAGAGCAGGAAGTTTCCCGTTCGCCACCAAGGACTCCCAGACCTCTGCCTTATTTCCCTTTGCTGAGATCTCGGTCTCCCAGGTCTCCGGTACCGCAAGGGTGTCGTTCAGGATCTTCTTGAACAGTTCGCTGTTCTCCGACGTGATCGGCTTCGGATGGAGCAAGCACACCGCGTCCTTCAGAGTGATCTCCCTCGTGTCCCTCTTGTACTTGCCAAGAGAGTACTCGTTGAACTTGTTCAGGGAGTCTCCAAGGCCCTTTTTCAGTTGCACGGAGATCTTGTTCAGCTGGGTCGACTTTACGTCGTTCACCAGCGCGTAGGCACCAAGGACCTCCATCACGTCGTCAACGCGGAACACGAAGTTACGCGCCGCACGACTTACGAGGTCGTCACCCTTGTGGTACTTCGAAAGAGCGGCAATCAGAAGCGCCGGGAAGGAGCGGAGGCCGAGCTCGTTCCTCGAGTAAACGGCGAGCTTCGCAACGAATTCCGGATCGACCTTCGCTACTTCTTCTACCAGTGAGAGGGCTCTCTTGAGCTGGTCGGCCTTCGACTCGTAAAACTTGTCGGAGACGAGAGAGCAGGATGCAAGACCGATGAGGTCCGTTTTCTTCGACGTGGCGTACACGCGCTCACCGTGGAAGTTTCTGATTACTTCTGGTTCTGGTTTCTTTTCATTGAATGCGCTCATCGGTCTCTCCTTTTTATTTGGTGGAACTATAATATTACATCGCCAAGTACAAGTAAACTAAGTTCGATACATTTTTTTATATTATTTTTGAGTACAGTCCCATTGCTTCTGCGTACTCGCACCTCGCTTCAACTCCTCGGTATCTCGCCCACCTTCTGAGACCCTCTTCGGATATGTAGCTGTCCTTTGCAGCAGCTTGTATAGGAAAACAGGTCCTGTAGATTTCCAATTTTCTCTCAAACAGTTCTTCGGAAAGTTTTACGTACACCGTTGGCTTCATGTCGGTGTGAGGACCCAAAGAGTGTATGTACGATGGGTTGTCTATTATGTATATGTTCTCTGGGTAGTACGACATGGTCGGTCTTGTTGCGGCCACAACAGCCTCCCATACCGCCGTGTGATCGTGGTGGTAAGACGGTCCCTGTGAGAGGATGACGTTAGGTTCCATTTCTTTTATGATCGTCTCTATGATGGAGACGAGCTTGCTTTTTGGGTACTCGTCAAGGCGGGACTCCATGTCAAGAGGGAGTTCTTCGACGTCTGTTCCACCTATCAGAGTTCCTCCCATGATGTTCACGTACTTCCTATAGTCCAGTATCCTCTGTTCCCTGGATATGAACCCCATGTGGTTGAGTGTCAGACTCGAGGCTGTGACCAGAACGAAGAGGTACCGGTAATCGTTTCTGTACTTTTCTAAGAACCCTCCGGCGAACAGCATGCTATCGTCGCTGTGGGCCTCTATCACGAGGAGTCTTTTCTTAGAGCGTCCAGGTTCCATCGTTGTCCTTCCAGAACTTTGCCGGAACTCCCATGTATATTCCTGGCTTGTCTATGTCTTTTGTCACGCAGGACGCCATCCCTATCACAACGTCGTCGCAGATCTTCACTCCTTGTTTGATTGTGGCGTTTGCACCTATCCAACACCTTTTGCCTATTTGACAGGAACCACATAGAACTACTCCACTGGCTATAACCGTCCCGTCACCAGTGACAGTGTTGTGACCTACAGTCACCCTTCCGTCTATCTGCACGTAGTTTCCTATCACGGTGGAATCCAGTTCGGCTCGCTCTATGAGGGTCAATGCTCCAACGTTCACCCCGTAGCCGAACACGATGTTTCCAACGTGTTTCATTTGAACTCTCTCTCCGCATGGCCCGACTGCTATTCTGATTCCTTCAAAGATTACAGAACTTGGGTGGATGAAGAGGTTTCTGCCGTATACGTTTTCTGCCGGCTCTCTGTTTTTGTTTATCTTGTTATGGATCAAGGTAAATTCGTAATCAACGTGTTTTGTTCTGTGGTAGATAATATTTTTTGGAACAAATCTTCCTGAGAGGTCAAGGTCTTCAGGGATTATTATCAATACGTTCTTGTCGGAACCCATCGCTCGATAGAAGTACTTGAAATTTCTTGCGAACGTTATTGCTCCGTCTTTAAGGTTTTCTATGGAACATGTTTTGTTGTACCCTTCAAATATGTCACTCATTTTCAAACATCTCGTCTCCGGCTTCGTCTTTCTTTTTTGTGGAGAAACTTCCGAAACCTATTTCTGTAAAATCGTCTAATGGTACTTGGTCCGATTCTCTTATTATCATGTTCTTGTAGTCTATCTCGCAATGTATCTCTACTCTTGCCTGACCGCTCCGGTTCTTTCCTACGTACAGTCTGAGCCTGTTCTGTTCGAACTCTTCTTTTGATTGCCTTACTACGAGCACTAGATCGGCGATCATGGCCTTCTCCCAGGACTCGGAGAGGTTAGAGATGTCCGATTCTGTCCTCTGAAAACCTGCCCTGTTGATCTGAGAAGCTGTCCAGACAGGGCAGCCAAACTCTGCTGCCAGAGCTTTTAGTTGCCTGTATATGAGTCCTAGGTCGTTTCTTCTTTCTGTGTTTTTGACGGTGGACTTCATGAGGTCGGCGTAGTCGACTATGATGAGGTCCGGTTTCCTGTTACTGGCCATGATTTTTCTTTTTATGTACATGGCCAACATGTCTTTTGTTAGTACTTCGGGAGGGAATTCCTTGATAAGAAGGTAACCCTTGTGTTCTTTCATAAATTTATCCACGTATCCTTGGATGACTTCCGGTGGGCTATTTATGATGTCCATCATAGGTCTGCCAGAAATGAGGCAGTCGTACCTCTGCATGACTTCTGAAGTGGTCATTTCCAGGGAGAAGTGGTACACGGTCTTATCGTGCATCAGAGCTTCTTTTCCTATGTTCACCAGAAACAACGACTTTCCAAAACCAGGAGGCGCCGCTATGAAGTAGAACTTGCTTGGGTACGCTCCTCCGTTCAGGATGTGGTTCATTTTTTCTGACCAGGTAGGAACTATCTTGTCCTTGTTCTCAGAGAGCTTGTCTCTTTCTCTCTTGGTAAAGTCGTTCAGTTCCATTTCTCCGAAATCTGCGTCAAAGGTCAGTTCGTTCAGGAGGTTGTACAGCCTGTACTTTATGTTTGAAAGGTCCTTCTCTTCGATGAGACCGGCGTTCATGTTCGTGTCGGCCGTTTTTACCGCTCCGACTATTTCTTGCGCGTTCCTAAGGATTACGAGGGATTTTATCCTTTCGATGAAGTAGTCGATTGTGGAATTTTCGTTTATGTCGTTGGATTCTCTTCTCTTCATCCCCTTTTCTATGGCTTTGGCTATCTTGGAATTCTTATACTTTTCTATGATGTAAAATTTGTCTTTGTTGTTAAGGCGGTCGCGTATGACGTTGACAAAATCCGTCTGCATTTCTGGATCAGACAGAATTTGTTCGTCGAAGAAATTAAACTGAAATGCCTTCTCGAACACAAATAGATGGTACTCGTTCACCGACTCCAACAATGTGTTCAAGAGGTTCACGAACATGTCGTTGGAGAGGTTGATGTATTTATAAATCAAATGTCACCTCAGGAAAGAAATGGGCAGGCTCACAACATTCTACCTATGTGATTTAATCTTCTATTATGTGGAAGAACCTGCCGCAGATGTTGTTAATTTTCAGAAAACGATATTGCTAAACATGCTGTTTTAGGCATGTTTATGAAAACAGGATAACCTGTTTTAGTCCTGCAGCTGATCGTGGAGTTGGGTTCTCCCTTTTCCGCTTTTAGAATGACAGTTTTGTCATCCTGTAAATCGGCTAGAGTTACGCCATTGTCCGATGGATCTGCAGCGAATACGTTTTTGATTTTTATTTTCATCGTATTCTCCTTTCGGTTTTAC